CACTGTTGATTGGTTGCGCAACCGCATCTTGCAGACTGTTAGTTGGGCGTCAAAGCACCCACAAGCAGTCGCGGCCTTCGAGGAGGCTGCGACAATCTTGTGGAGTGTCATGACTGCCATAACCGAAGAGTCCGCTAAGAAGGCTGGGGGCCTCCCGATTACGGTGATCCTCGCTATGGTGGAGAATGTGTTCAACAGTTTCTCTCAGCTGTTGGATGATGGTGCCCTTCCGCAGACCTACACAGCAATGCTGCTGGCTTCTCTTGCCAATTTGTTTGCTCACATTGTCATGTCATTGTTGCCTCTGCCTGCAGCAATCTTGCTTCATGCGATATACAATTATTTCGCCACTCCTTCGGGATGGTTGGAACCTTTGTTGCATGAGTTGGAATGCGCAGTCATGCTTGATGAGATCGAGATGATGAGTGCTGACAAATTTGAGTATGTGCCCATTACTACCCCCGCCAATATGGTGGCTCAATCCACTGTTTTCACTGAAACGCCTGATGGTGAACAGCACTACATTCGCGACGATGAGCTTTTGCTCAACGAAATGAGTGTGGCTGCCAATTCCCAGAAGCCCCTTGTGATCGAGAGTGACTGCGACAAGCTGCTTGTGAAACCTAGTAACAGCTTCTTGAATGCGGTCCTGATCGAAGCACAGCGTTTGGAGAAACCCTTGCCTTATGAAGCTGAACCATTGGCTTGGAAAGAAGCTGACTATGCTATCGACCTTTGGGTTGAGAAGCTTGGTTGCAATTTCAAGCCTCTGGATTCTCAAGCTTTGATTGAGTACATTGAACAGCGGCCCTGGACCCTGGCGCATAAAGAAGAGACCATTGAACAAATTAGGAAGTGGGCGGCGGGCAGTGATTTAGCCCGCCCCGATAAAATCATTCCGAAACAGGATGAGATCATACCCAACCAACCTGCAATGGCGGAACCTTATGAGGTTGCCTCTAAGACCCGACCTATCACACCCAAAGCTGAAGCAGACATCCCAGGGATGGCTGTTGCAGTCCCACTGAAGTCTTATCTAGAAGGCCGGCACATGTGGTCGGTCACTGGGTATGACACATGCCAGTTGACCCCTATAGAGGCGGCAGTGCCAGGCGTTTTCACTTTTTCCATGACTTACATCCCAAAACCTCGGTCTGATTGGCTGGGGGAATGGATGACGGACTCTGTCACCATGTTTGGTTTTCACGTGTGTATGCACGGTGATGACCATTATGCGGTGTTTGTTGATGAGAATGGTGATTGGCTTGCATGTGCGCTTGACATGGTCAACTGTGACAAGTCGTGTGGACTTCTGTTTCAGCGCGCGTTCATGAAATTTGTGAACGTGCTCTCTAATGGCCTCACCGAGACCCATATGAGTGCTCAGTTTGCTTTGTTGACCGGAAAATATCGGCTCATGTGTGATGCACGTGGCAGATTTTTCTGGAACAAGAAGAAGCCAA